CCCTGCAGCGCCCGTAAAGCCCACTTGATTGCTGCCTTGTTGCCGCTGTCTACAACCTCGTTGTATTCCGCCAGGGCCTCCTTGATGAGGTTCTTAGCGGCCCAGCCGCTCAGCTCGGCAAACTTCTCCTCACCACCAACCATTTGCTTGAGTTCAGCCGTATCGGCTTCCGTCAGCTCACTGGCCACCGGTTGAGCTTCAGCGCCGCCTGGAACTTCTGCAGCCTTACTGACATTGTTCTCGACCACTTGGCGAGGCACCCCGAATGTTTCAGCGAGTACATCGAAATGCTGAGAGATGTCTCCTCCCGAGTCAGCGGTCTGCATGAGCTCGGCCATCGAGAGACCCCGCTCGGCGAGCTTATTGACAGCCTCTTCTCCATAAAGACCCCGAGCAGCCTCCTCTGTATAGATCTCAGAAGGTGCTTCTTGTCGTTCAGGCTGTGACTGTTGCTGGCCAAGTTTGGATTCCAGCTCTTTGTAAGCCCGCTCTAATTCCTCAGGGCTTTTGTACTTACCAGCCAGCAGCGCCGGGTCTTGTTGAGTTTGCGCAGCCTGCTGCTCCTGGATGAACTGCTCAAGCAGTTGCTCCTGGCCAGGGCCAGCCATCCCTTCGCGGGCTTCGTAGCCCATATCGACTGGATTCTTGAAATCAGGCTCAGTCGGGTTGCCGGGCTCTGTTTGTTGCCAGGGTGTCGTTGTCATGCTGGTGGTTCAGGGGGTGCTTCCGCTGCCATCTGCATTTCCTGCGTAGTGGCAGCGGCGTTCGCCATTTTGTCCGAGTTCTGCATGGCGGATTGCATCATTGCTTGTTGCTGTTGCTGTTGGGCTTCAGCTTCAAGCTCTTGCTCGGATTTGACCAAATTAAACACATCAATGCCCATTGAGTAGGCCAAGCGTTTAATCAACTCAGACTCATTGATGTAGGTTGCCATCTGCTCCGGGCCGATTGTTTGGCCCAGGGTTGTCGTAAACCGCACCAGCTGTTCAAGGTCATTGCCGCGGCCGACAGCAGCAAGGCCAACCGTCATGATCGGTTTGACCAGATCTTTTGGCATCTCAGGCACCTTGCCTTCTTTCTCCAGCAAGAACAGTTTTCTAGAGACGTACTTGATTTGGAACTCAGTCGTCAGGATGCTGTAGATGCTTCCGAGGCTGTTTTCGATCTGGAGGGCTTGGAGGCGGACTTCTTCCGCTGTTGTTCTCTCTGAATCTCTAACGTCAGCCAGCATGAAGGCTTGGCTAAGACGAGCCTCGATCTGCTGCTTGCCCTGCATGGCGACGGCCAGATCCGTGGATTTCTGGACTTGCAGAGCGAGCACATCGTTTGGATCACCAGTCACAAAAGCGCCGTTCGGAGCTTGGGCGAGATCGCGTGCCTTAGTAACCCCAGAGGGCTTCACAAGAAATAGAACTTTAGAGCTTGCAAGCGATCCCTCAGCAATCGCCTGGCATAACGCTTCCACCGTTTGAAGGTCTGCAAGAGCTGCTGCCTCGACGTATCCAACCCCGTACATCTGACCGTCTACACGGGTCATCCGCAACGGCAGCCAAGGGCAAACGTCCAAAGGCGAACGACCCTCAGTTCCTTCAACGACCTTGCCTTCAACCTCCTGGTGCCAACGGACAATCTTGTTGTCGCCCCACTTGATGCGGGTGTAAAGCCGGATCTCGCTGTAATCCATTGATTCCGACACCAGCGGATCGTTCTGGCTCCGCTCTGGCAAACCCTTCAGCTCGCCACGGGCCTCGTCGCAGTGCTTACGGATCTTCTCTGGCGCAGTGTCATAACTCAGCACCTCGCAGATGATCGCCTCAATGGGATTCCCCATTGGGTCACGGGTGATGACATACCTGTTCAGGTGGAAGACACGCATGCCCTCCTCCCCGACGTAAATCATTGCGTTGCCAGACACGATCAGGTGCAGCAGCGCTTCATGCAGCACCACGCGATCGTTGCTGGCCTCGATTTCACGCAGCACCATGCGCTCGACTTTGCTCAGCGCTTCTTCCATCGCCGTGCGAGCTTCAGGGCCAACGCCCTGCTTGTTTAGTTCGCCCTCATCCAGCGAGAAGCGAAAGAACTGTTGTGTCGGGGGCAGAAGGGCCAAAAGCATGCGGCTGGCCAGGTTCAGCACACCGCGAGCGCCAATGCCATTCCATGGGACTGGATACGACTCGTTGTTGTTAGGCGTTGGCTCGTTTGATGTCGGGATCAGGTACGGCAGCGTCAGCCGCGATGCAGCCCGAGCACGACTCAAGAAATAGTCGCGGGTTTGCTGCAGTTCGCCGTATCGGGCTTGGGCTGTCTTTTCCATGTCAAACAGAGATGTTCAGGCCGGTAGAGCCGCCTTTGGCTACGTTCGCTCGACCAAGTTGAGGCTTGGCCCGGACGTTTGTTCGACGAGTGCCAGGTTTGCCTGCTCTCTTGGTGGTTGATGTGCCTGCAGGGGCCTGCGGTGCAGAAAGGATGTTCAGCGAACTTCGGACAGCACTTGTTGAGGCATCAAATGCAAGCCGCCGTTCTTTTGCTATTCGGGCAGCTTCTGCGGCTTGCTCATCGGCAGCTTTCTTAGCCGCGGCCAGTTGTGCGTTACTGGCTTGACGAGAAGCAGCTGCCTCCTGTTCCGCACGTCTCCGCGCTTCGTCATTCCGACGCTGTGCTTCCGCTCGCTGTGCGTCCGCTCGCTGTTGAGCCTGAATGGCGGCGATCTGCTGTTGTTGCTGCTGCTGTCGCCGTCTACGACGACGCCTGCTAGATCCTGAGCACATGATCAGACTCCGATATTGAGGCCAGTGCCGGCCTTCGTTTTGACGGAACCGCTGGCGATCTTGAGTGTTGAGCGCGACTTCTCAGTTGGCTTGACCAGTTCTTCTGAGGTTTGTGCGCTGTCGGTGAACTCAAACTTCTCGTTTGATGTTTTGTAGGCGCTTTGGCTTGCCGCCTCGGCCGCGGCGCGTGCTGCTTCGTCGGCAGCCAGTTCTTGTTCGTACTGAGCCTGCATCCGCTGCGTTTCAGCAGTGATGGCAGCAATCTGCTGCGAGATCTGCTGCTGATACAGACGGGCCTGCTCGGCTTGCTGCTGCCGGAACTGCTCCATCGCCGCATTGTTCTGCGCCATGAAGTTGAGATCAGGCTCCTGCTGAATGATGTCTGGCCCTCTGTCTTTCCTGCCGCCGCCACCCATGCACATGAGATCAACCTCCAACGCTGATGTTTAGGCCGGCACCTTTGCCGGATTTTTTGGCCTTACGGCCAATCCGCAGAGCCTTCTTGCCCTGAGCTCCAGTGCCATAGCGATCTTTGTCGCCAACGACTGGTGCTTGGGCTGACTCCTCTGGAGGCGGAGCCCCGATGAGTTGGGACATCCGCAGCGCTTGCTCGTTCACTGCACGCTGGTCTTCAGCAAGAGCACGCTTCTCATCAGCAATACGCCGATAAGTCATTTGCTGCTGCTGAATCGCCGCTTGCATTTGAGCCTGCGACTGCAACATGCCGTTGTTCATGGTTTGCTCAATGCCCGCCCGCTGAGTGGCAAGCATGGCGTCATAAGAGCTGGTGTTTGGTCGGACGATTGTGGCTCGCCCGCCTCCGCCTCCTCCTCCCATGCACATCAGAGAACCCCCTGCATTTGATAATCCAGATTGAGCTCCTGCTGGCGCTCGTAAAGATCAGCAAGATGCCGAACAACGGCGGCCTGGCCCGCTTTGAACCAAACCTCCTCCATGACCATTCCCGGATTAGGAGCACGGTCTGGATACAACGCTTCCAAATGAGCAACTAAGCGCTGATCAATGGAAGGGAGTGACCGGACTTCATCAGGCCAGTCACGCCCACGCGGGAAAATCTTTCCCTCTAGTTCAGCGCCAGGTTTCATTACGGCGTTGTAGATAGCCCTAGCGTATCTCTGTTCCTCTTAACGACACACCCCACGCCTCAGAGCTACTAAGGGGTAGTGCGTCTCACGCGACTCATGAGCAATTCTCTGGACAAGCTCTCCCAGATCCACGACCTCGTAATCGAGCAAGTACTGGAAGATCTCCAGAACGGGGACCGCAAGGCCCGCTCAGAAGCGATGCTGCTGCTCAAGCAAAACAACATCACCGCCACTGCTGGCGAGGGCACGATGCTCAGCAAACTGGCAGGCAAGCTGGACTTCTCCGGCATGGCTGACCGGGTGGTGGAGTTCAAGAAGCCTGTTCTGCCTAGCCCCCCACCGACAGCCGCTTGACCCCGCCATGGACAGCCCCCGCCGCCTTAGGGGCTCTCCAGCCAAGCGCTAAGCAATCAATATCCGCCTCAGTGCCCTGCAGCCAGCTGGCAACTGCTTCAGCCCGGAGCGCATCAGAGCGTGCCTTCTGTTGGTTCTGCTGGTCCTGGGCCGCGGCTTCCACAAAGAAGCCAACAGCAATCGCCAACGCATCAACGCGGTCATCAAACGAGAGGCAGCCTTTCTCCTCGGTCAGGCGGCTCATCTGCCAGAACAGTGATCTGGAGTAACCGTGCTCTGGGTCTTCATCGAGCATGCGGTAGTCCTGGCGAATGACGCGGCTGGTCACCACTAGCCGGTGCTGCTGAATCAGCGGCGCGAGCGTGTCACACAAACGCACCTCTTTACGGATGGAGTGCTTTACCTCTTCGATGGTGCAAGGGTGCTCCCTGAGCATGTGGGGCTTGAGCAGAGCCGTGAACATGCCGTCGCCCATGTTTGCTTCCGCGACGACGTAATTCACATCCCATCTCTTTGCGACCGCTGCGAGGTGCTGGAGCACTTCATCTGCATAGCCCAGGGTCGATCCACCCGATTCCAGTAAAAAGAGATTTCCGTTGAGTTCAGCCAGGACGGCCCAAGCCAACTCATCGCGACCTCGACCTGCAGGGTCAACTGCCAATACGCAGCGCCAGGTTTCATCCCTGGTAATCCAGCCGTTCTGAAATATCGGCTTGTGATAGTGGTTATCAGCCCCCATGCCGACACACACCAGCTCTTGGAGTCTGCAGTCAGGCTGGTTAGACCAAACAACGGTTTCGGGTAATGCAGTTCCATCAATATCCATCACGATCAAATCACCCAGCCGCACTGGGTAACGATCAAGTGTTGCGAGACGAGTATTGAGCTGGAACTGGAGCAGAAAACTACTCTTAGTCATCGAAGCCTGCCTTTGCAGGATGTCCTCGTGGCTAAAACGCTCTGGGTCCGTAGGTTCGTCTACCAGCGATGGGTCCGAAAGAACCTCGCTCTGGATGTTGGGATCAAGATTGCCGTCATAGCAATCCATCTCCTTTGGATACAAAGCAGGCCAGTATCGACTCGTATAGCCACGCTCTCGCACCAGGCGGAGATAGATCGACGTTTCGGTGTGAGGGGTTCCGAGATAGAGGATCTTGCGTGGAAGCAGCTGGCCTTCATCTGGCTTCAGGATCGACTCCATCTCGGTAACGGCGTGAGCGACCCTCTCCTGCTTCAGCTGTGTGATGACGTTGGCGAGCGTTTCTATGTCATCCAAGATCGCGCAGGTACAGCGCTGGCCCGTCGTCTGACCCATAACGCCCATCGAGCGGACGCTGGGGCTCTGCTCAACCATGCAGGGGCCGACATCAAATGCGACGTTGGAAAAGCGGTTTTCAGGACCGGGAAGTAAACAGTTGAGAATGTCGATCTCGCCCATGCAGCGCAGCATGAACGACGAGAAATCAGTCGCCTTCACTGCTGTCGCTGAGACCACCATGATCTTTTCGTTGGGGTCCATCCGTAGACGCCACAACGCATAGAACGAGGCCAGGATTGATTTACCCAAGCCACGGAACGCCACAGTGAGGCTGCGGTCTGGGCCGTTCTGCATCCAATCAGCTACAGCGCATTGCTGTTTGGTTGGCTGCTCGGCCAGGCCTAGCTCTCTTAGGCAATACGCCGTGAAATAGACGAACTTATCGAGCGGTTCGGGTAGCGCATGCCATTCATGCTTCATCGAGCTTCCCAGCGAGCCATTCGCGCTTAAATCTTCCGCAATCGCAATGCTTGATCAAGCGCCGCAATTTGCTGCGCTGCTCTGGCATCACCCTGATCTCTGGTGTTTGAGTCGAGCCAGCACCTTCATCAGTGCGGCGCTCCCAGCCGAAATCACGGGGGCACTCGACTGACAATTCAGAAATGATCAATGGATCGCCTGTGCTGAACTCAGGGCCCATCACCTCATTAGGGAAGCCGCCGTAATTGAAAGAACCCACTAAGCGTGAGGTGGCATCCCAGTGGGCATCACTGCCTTCATCCAGCGGGACTTTCATGTTGTCAGTCATGTTGCGGCCATCAGCGATCTGAAGCTTGTTAAACGCTGCCAGGGTGAACTTGTAGGCCTCACCATTCAGCAAGCTGTTGACGGGTGGCACGGCGCCGTCGTCTGCAAGATCGGGATCCCACAGGATGCCAATGCCAATGGCATGGCCCATCTCATGGAACATCACCAGGCGCCAATCCTCAGCCGTGATCTCGCCAACCCATTTGGTGAAGATGTTGAGCTGCAGCTTGGCTGGGAAGAATTTGACGCCACTGCCGGCCCACACATCACGCGGACCACAGCTGGCAACAACGCCGGGTTTGCCAGGCTTCTCATTGGCAAAGGCAATGCCCTTGGGCACCATCCCCGCCCAGTCAGGGCCTTCCCTGGCTTCCTGCCGCAATTCAGCAATTACATCGGGATTCCAAAAGAGAAACTCGTTCCACTTATTGGCAGCCCAGGTGTAATGGCTGACCCAGTTGGCAACGGTATCGACCGGTTCGCCAGTTGCTGCTTCAAACGCTGCGGTGAGCGTGGCCTCATCCGTATTGAAAGCCAATAGGCCATAAAATGGATCTGGATCAGGGCCGGGGTCAGGGTCAGGTCCAGGGTCAGGCGCACCTGGCCTTTTATCGCTGACGCCTGGCACATAAACGTCAGGGAAATCCTTGAGGATCTCCTTCAGTTCGTCCTTATCAACGACAGAAGGAACAAGGCCGCCCAGGAGCAGCCTTGTCCAGTTCGGCACATAGACGAGAGCCATCAGGCTTGAACTTGGACCGGATCACTGGCAGAAACCGTGCTCACGCCAGGAGTGCTTGGTGTGGCGACGGTGTTGTAGCGAATCCATTGGCCAACCATGTCCTCAGTGGGCACATAGCGGGTTTCGTCTTCTGGCACGTTTTCAATCGGCAGCCAAGCCAGCGGACCCAGTTCATTGGTTTCCTCGGCATTGCTTACCCATTGGCCACTCACTGTCATGTTTTCATCGCCAGTGAAGGTGGCAGGCACAGCGTTCATGGTTGAGCCGACGGTGGGGGTGCCATTGATCCTGGTCGGGGTCAAAACCATGATTTCGGTCTCACCCTCCGGGGGATCAACGCCGCCCTCGGGATTCACTCCCTGTGCTTGCACTGGGCCCTGGGAAGCAGTCTCAGAAACAACGTCATCCACCATGCTGATGTCGTTTGCTGTGGTGCGAACCCGGATAAAGGTGTTCACGTCAGTAGGCCGCAACTCGTAAGTCGTGGCATTAGCCAGCAAGAAGAAGTTGCCGTCTTCTGTGGCACCACCCAGGAACTGAGTGTTGATGGTGGTGTTGGCTGTGGTGTTGGTGAAGGTGGCTGGTGTTGCAGTCAGCGTCTGACCCACTTGCAGCGTGCCGGTGAAGCTTGCTGGGGTATCAACCTCAATCGGATCGCCGGGCTCGGGCATATCAGCTGGGGTGTAGGTGCCAGCCAGCTCATTAGAAGTAGCGACCAATGTGGTGCCATTCCATGCCTGAACGACAACCCGATAGGTGTGGGCTTCCACTGGAGGGCTGAAAGGCTCAAAGCCGTTGTTCAAACCAAAGCCGCCAGTGGTGGAGCCAGGTGTTGTTCCGCCAGGCAGGTTGTTTTCGTCGTTGATGGTGATCCGAGCAATCGTCACGGTTGTCTCGGTGGTTTCCATGATCCCGTTGCCGCCATTCGGGCCATCGGGTTGTGCGCGGACGTTCCAATGACGCCAGGGATTGCCGTCGTTGTCGTCAGCGTCGTCATCAGTAACCAACAGGCTGTAACCGGTGATGGTGCCGGCATTGGCCAGGGTCCAGGTCAGCTGTGGGTTCTGAATGTCATCGACTTCAGCGTTCATGCCAACTGAGTCATCCCAAGCGCCATCAACCAGCTGCGGGCTGCTCAGCGTCAGTGAGATCGGTGCGGCAGTCACCGTGAATGACATCGACCCAGCAACGGGGGTGGTGCCATCAGTCATGGTGCAAGTCACATCAAATGTGCCCGCAACGCTGAAAGTCACATCAGCAGAGGTGCCATCACCATTCGGCGTGATCGTTGCCCCGGTATCAGTGCTGGTCCAGGTGCGGCCGGTCACTACCGCATTGCCTGCATTAGTTGCGCTGAAGGTGGTCTCGACACCAGCCTGAATTGTCTCCAGTCCGTCGTCATTGGTGACCGTCACAACGCCAACCACAGGCCGCGCAGAGACGACAACATCCATCGTTGCGGTGACTGGGCTTTGTGTTGCAGTCGCTGATGTAGCGGTGACAGTGACTACGCGAACACCAGCAGTGCTCCAGACCACCGTGCCGCCATCAAATGTTTCGCCCGGTGCGCTGAAAGTGAACTCGACATCAGTAGCGCTGCCATCCGCTTCAGCTGTGTAGGTCACCTCTTCGCCAGCGGTTGCAGTTTGATCGCCGCGGATGGTGACTGTGCCGATTGTGGTGAATACGGTCTGAGCGATCGTGCCCTCTGCAGGGCTGCCAGTTACACCCTCATCTGATGCAGTGATCTCACAGGTGACGTTCTGACGACCAGACGTAAGCCAAGTCACCACACAGGTCTCGCTAGTGGTGCCGCCAGTAATCGTCCGGTCAGATGCAGTGCCGCCAATCGTCCAGCTATAAGCCAAGCTCTCGGCATTGCCGCTGGCGCGGGCGGTGTATGTCACCTGCGTACCAGCCTCAACGCTTGCACTATTGGGATCACGGGTGATCGACACATTGCCCAGGCGGGGCGCTGTGCCATCCCAATCCTGGATGTAATCCTCAAAGTCGTGCTTCTCGGCGTAATGATCGAGCATGTCCTCGTACATCACGCTGGGCAGTCCCGCCCGGATTTTCAAACGGGAGAAATTGGGAACGTAATAGCCCATTGCATTACGACGTTGTATCCCCAGGTTGCCATAAAAAAAACGACCCGCGCAGGCCTCAAGCCAGCAACGAGCCGTCCACGACAACAACCAAAGATTACTTCCCCTTCTCGTCTCTTAGGGACTTAGCCATAGCCATAGCCCTCTGAGCAATCTTGTCCTGCTCTAGCCAGGCATCACGCTCCTTGGTGACCCACTGCTGATACAACCCCGTGTAAAGCCCATTCCGGCGGCACTGGTTGCGATACAGCACTTCTATGAACTCAGCCCGCTTCTCATTCTCTCGAACCCACTCTTTGCCCATAGAAGTCATTAGGCGTTTGGTCTCCAACCCCGCAGGCATCCAGTTTGGCAATTCTCAGCCCGACGTGGAACCCATCCATGTAGTCCTCACTCACGCTGAACTCCAAGTCGGGATCGACCTGCTGATAGCCATGCCACCAGCCCTGCACCCACCAGCCGTCGGTGTCGTCAAGCCAGCTAAGCGACACAAACAGCATCCCCTTGGCGAGTCTTTTCCCAGATAGCGAACCTGCGCTCTCTGTCGTTCCAGCGACCTGTCTGAGCGACGTAGGGATCAGTCATGAAATAGATCCCGCCGTCAGGCCTGACCGCCTTGCAGATCATCCCTGCAGTCCGTAGGCGCTTCAGCGAGTTGTTGGTATTGGCAAGAGTCCAGCCCAGGTACTCAGCGAGCCTCGCCGGGCGGATATTGCAACGACCACTCCGGTAGTCCAAGTGAGCGATCAGAGCGTTGAAGGTGCAGAAGTCCGCCGGCTTGAGCTCCTTGGTCCGCACCTTGTCGGTGTAGTCCTTGAGCTGGCGGGAATACATCTTGCAGAAGCCTTCAGAGCCTTCCTCGCGCATAGCACGAGCCTTGCTCTCAAGTTTAATAGACATGTCAGCCCTCCTACAGCTGATAGTTGCCAACTAAAGCTTCACCATTTTCCGGGCGGTTAGTGGTGAAGCCGGCTGCTGGCTTGACGAATAATACACGAACAACATTTGCAGGGTCGCAACCCAATGCGACTACTGGCTCTAATCGGCGTTCTCTTGTATCTAACTAAGGAGCCTGGTTACCTCGATAAATGTTGGTGCGTCCGTCTAGAAAATCCTGGAGTCTTTCTCTACCCACCACTCGCTTGGGCTCCGCGCCGGCTCGTAGGAAAATCACAGATTTTCACGTCGCCAGCGATCGCCCAGCTCACGGTGGGTACGAGGCCGTTCTGTACAGAACGCCTACCCCGACAGTCCTAAGACGACCGTGACCCTGGGGAGTCCCTGTCGGTAGGGGGCCTGCCCCCATTGGTACGGATGTGC